GTCCAGGCCGGAAAAAAACTTAAGAAATAGTTGGATATATGAGATATTTTTACTATATTTAAGTATTAAAAAGGTTATATTATGAAAGAATTCTTTAATAAAGGCCTATGGTATCTTATAATAGTATCAGTCCTTATAGCCGGAGTTAGTCTATTAATACTATTGATAGATCTATTAGTGTACGGCCTATATATGGTCTTAATGTATCCTCTACATACTATTATTATCTCAGGTATATTATTTACAACCGGCCTAATATATTTTCTATATACGGAAAAGTAAATGCCTATTATGGTCATCCTTATGGCCGTCTGACATCACCTTGATATAACACTGACAGTATAGTTCCCTTAGGTGTACGTACCTATATTGCTCTGCCCAAACCTATCCGTATATTTCTTACGATTTTTAGTGATATAGGTATATATATTTATATATTTATATATAATAATATATTTAATTTACCCTTATTGTATTATTTATCGTAGTACTTATTGTGCTATCTATGGTAATATTGATGACTCTGATGTTAAACTTAGAAAAATCTCCAAGTTAACTTAACTATTCCTAAGAAGATATTTAATTCAGACCAATCTTCATCTTCGAATCCTTCTACTCTATCGCCTTTAGGGAAGTAAGTAACACCAATTAGGAATCCATCTCCTAATCCAGTAATTCTAAAATCGTCCATAACCTTTATTTTAATTTATACCTTTAATATAAGAACTTTTTTGGTAAGATCCTACTAAATCCGGGGATTTTTTTCGGAAAAATTTTTTCATATATGGGGTTTTCTTCTATTTATTGGTAATGAAACCTATAGACCCTAATCAATTATTCAATCTTTTCGAAGTAGGCGATGAAGAAGTCTATGAAGAGAACGGAGTTAAGGATGTTCTACAGAATCCTTACGTTTTAATGGGTATGGTTGTAAGAGGATTAGAAAATTACAAGCTTTTAGACAAGTTATACTTGAGAAATCATAAAAAAGACTACGAAAACGTTAGACATGACGTAAGATTCAAGTATTTTTCTAAAATCTTCGGTTATCTTGAAAGAATTAACCCTAATAAATTTGAAAGTAAGTATATAATTACAGAAAACTACGATGTAGTCAAGGTAAATGTTGTTTTAAATGAGTTTCTTCGATATTTTGAGGGTATAGAGCATTACGAAAAGTGTGCAGTCATTAAAAAGTACATAGATCTTATATATTCCGACCCTAAAGTTACGCTACCAGAGAACTTAACTTAAAATTATATGATATTTCTTAAAGTCATCTTTATGTTGGCTATCTTTTGGTTCATTATGAACAGGTGGTTCAAATATTTAGATAAATAAAAGGGGAAATAGTTGGAATCCTGCTAAATTCTTCTTATATTATGGTATATTTAAAAACGGTTATATGGATTATCAACAAAAAGTAAAGCAATCTAAGAAGATTACTAAAGAAATTAAAGCTCTTGAACCTAGAGAAGAGTTTGAGGTTACCTATGGAGTAGATAGAGAGGGTAAACCCAGAGTATTCGTAATAAGAGCCTATAAAGGGTTTAGAGATGAGATAGATTATACTATAAGAGATGGTAATAGTCTTATAGGAGGTAGTATGAATATAGAGAAGATAACTAATACTCAAATGAAAGGTTATACTTTTGATATGATGGGTACTAAGACTACTTATAACTTTCCATTATACTTAATGAAGATAAGAAACGTACATAATTAATATAGGTCTAACCAAAGTCATGATATTACCTCAGCACATTCAATCTCAGCTCTACGATTTTATCTCCCATAAATTTAAAGATATCGACATAGATAGATACTCTATGGACTCTTCAGACTGGAATCTTACCGTTACGGGCAAATACTCTTATATTATGAATATACGTAAAGGTTGTCCTATAAGCGTAATGGTTTCGGAGATAGCCAATCAAAAGCATACCGAGGAGGCCTTCTATAATAGAGCTGCTTTAGAATATGAATTAAACGATAATATAAAGTATGAATAAACTATTAGAAAAAATTTCGTGGCAACTTTGCGCGTTTTGCGCGGCGGGCGCGACGCTTTTAATGAGTTGTACCCCCGATGACCTCCCTTCCTCTCCTTGTATAGATGGAGATTGTAATGCAGAGATGGTATTACCGGGTTATTTAGATGATAACGGATATTATCATATCGACTTAGATTTCGATGGAGATTATCTTCCTTGGTTCCAAGTAGATGTTTATGCAGATAAAGTACTACCTCAATATGAATATAACGGAGTTCAACCAGTTGAGGCTAGATTTGATAGCGATACTCATTGGACTATTGGAGATTCTCTAATGGTAACCGTGAATAATTATAACCCATTTCAAGGACCTTACGATTATAACGGTAATTTACTACCTAATTCTTCGTATGATATTATTCTAAATCAGTTTGCAGGTATAAAAGTTAATATAGTTCAAGGAACTACTATATACTTTTCCGACGATCATGAACGTTTAAGGTCAAAAAGAGTAGTTGGTCCTATTCCTCCTATGGCTCAAAACGATACTATTACACTTTATATGGAAGTTTATTGGGAAGGAGTTGGTAATTCCGTAGTAAAAGATCATTATTTTGAAAAATTTATTGTAGAATAGTTGATCTTTTGAAAAAAAATCATTATCTTAATTATATATTAAGAATTAAATATAAATAAATACTTAATTATAGTTATAATATAAGAATAATTTAATAATTAAACAAATAATTAATCTAATATGTCATTGAAAGCGGAGAAAATCCATTCGAATTACGAGAAACATCTTAAAATTATAGATACTTATTTAGGTGATCGTAAAGAATCTTGTAAAAAACTTATAGAACATTTAGGCGAAGCCTATATTATGGCACCTGCTAGCGGTAAATCATGGCATCACAATGCTTTTGCCGGAGGTTATGTAGATCATGTCAATAGAGTAGTTGAATTTGCTATTAAACAAATGAGATTATTTAAAGATATGGGAGGTACTATAGATTTTACAGAAGAAGAATTAGTATTTGCCGCTTTATTTCATGATCTCGGTAAGATAGGTGACGGAGATAAAGAAAACTATATACCTCAGACCGATAAATGGAGGCAAGATAAGCTACATGAAATGTATACTTATAATCCAGACCTTGGATTTATGCTTATCCCAGACAGATCATTATTTATATTACAGAAATTCGGTATAAAAGTATCTAAAAACGAGTTCCTAGGTATCAGACTACATGACGGAGTGTTCGATAAAGCTAATGAAGCCTACTTCTTTAGTAATGTACCTTCTTCCAGAATGAAAACCAATATAGTCTTCGTACTACATACAGCTGACTTCTTAGCTTCTAAGGTAGAATACGATAAATGGTTAGCAGAAGGCGGCAATACTACTCCGAAAGCAAAAAAAACTAAGTCCTCTACGGGAAAAAGGGTGAATTCCTCTCAAGGACTAAAGAATATGTTAAATAAACTATAATGAACGTAACTTTATACATAATAATTGGTATTTTAGTTGCCATTTCGGGAACTTTAGTGTATATTATTAGAAACCTTATGGTAAAAGTGGAGAAATACGAAGATGTTACAGTAGATCAAACACAATATCTTCAAAATATATCTAATATCATAGGGGAGTCTAACAAACACTTACAGAATCTCGACGAAAAGGGGGTCTTTCAATCAGATGATGAAGTTGGTGAATTTTTTAACCAAATGAAAGCAGTACAGGACGAATTGAATAGGTACATGCTCCCAGAGAACTATGGCAAGGAAGAGAGCGAAAGCTAATTACTTTACAAAAGAGACAGAAGAATACATCGTAAAGTTCAACGAGTCGGAAGATCAAGACTATAGAAGTAAGATCTTTACCGAACATATCTACTACCCATTTTATAAACTAGCAGAAAACATTATTCATACTTTTAAGTTCTATTATACAGATGTAGATAAGATAGAAGACTTAAAACATGAAATAGTATCAGTATTATACGAAGAAAAGATTATGAAATTTGATCCTACTAATGGAGCAAAGGCATATTCTTATTTTGGTACTATAGTTAAAAGATGGCTAATAAACTATAATAATAAGAACTATAAAAAGCTAAAGCAGATCGGACCTTTCTCTGATATGGAAGATTCTTATAAACAAGCATACGCAGTAGATCATAACTATGCTAAAACTTTAAGCGACTTTATAGATACTTGGGTAGATGAAACCTACCTTATTATAGATGAATTATTTGTAAAAGAACAAGACAAGAGAATAGCCGATGCAGTTTTAACTATATTTAGAACCAGACACGACTTAGATATATTTAAAAAGAAAGCACTTTATATATACATTAGAGAGATGACTGATTGCGATACTCCTAACCTAACTAAGGTAATTAATGTACTAAAAGGTAAATTTAGAGAAAAGTATCAAAAAAGCTACGAATTAGGTTTATTGTCTAATAATTCACAATAACTCTATTTATTATAAAACATTATGAGTTTAGATAAAGAAATATTTAAGGGAAAAACCTTATCTGACCTCTTTAGTGAAATATACGATAACTCTAAAGAAACTAAATCACAAGTTAAAGGTCTTATAGCAGAACTTAAACCTCTTATAGAGAATATAGGAGATGCTACTCTGCTTGTTCCTATGATAAAAGAGTATATGGAGATAGGTGTAAAAAATGATGAACACCTAATTAAACTTGCCACAGTAATACAGAGGTTAGAAATTGCAGCCTCTAGGGGAGAAACAGGGGAATTCGATTTTTCTGAATTACAAGATTTATTAGAAGAGTCACAAGAGGTACAAGAAGAAGTTAAGGACGTAGAAGAGTCTACAGAAAAAGAAGATGAGCTATAGTTTAAATCTATTTCAAGGTTCTCATCTACCAGCAGGTAGAGAGAAGCTCGAAGGAACATATGCAGCTAGAGTAGTACACGTTATCTTAGATGAAGATGATGACGGATATATAGAGTTCGGTAAAAACGATTCTATTGGAATGGTATTCTTCCTTCCTATAGGAGAAGAGCTTAAAGAATCAGCTAAAAAAGAACCTACTAACCTACCTTTTGCTAAACCTTTAGATGGCTCTACTAGAACATATCCTCTATTAAATGAAATAGTTTTAGTTACTCAAGCACCTAGCAGTATTCTTAGTGATAGAGATAAAGCTAACTACTATACTAGAGTGGTATCTATATGGAATAATCCAAATCACAATGCTTACCCAACCGGGGATACAGTAGATTTAGGTTTTGATATAGAAGAGCAAAGAATATCACCACTGCAGCCGTTCTACGGAGACACTATATTAGAAGGTAGACTAGGTCAAACTATAAGATTTAGTGGAGAAAAACATCCTGATAATATATATACCGACGATAGTAACAAAAATAAACCTTTTATTATTATCTCTAACGGACAAGTATTAGAAAAAGACGGTAATAACTTTACTGTTGAAAATATCAACAAAGATGATTCTTCAATATTTCTAACATCAGATCATTTAGTTCCTCTAGAGCAGTCTAGAACTAAATATAAAGCAGCTGATATAGAGCCTATAGATGCTGGTAAATATAAAGGTAAGCAAATTATATTAAACAGCGGAAGATTATACTTTAATAGTAAAGAAGAGGATATTTTATTTTCTGCTAAAGAGTCTTTCGGCGTAACTGCTAAAGATATTAACTTAGACGGTGAAGATTATATTTCATTAGATGCTAAAAAGATACATTTAGGTGAAAAAGCTAGACTATACGAAACACAGCCTGTTATATTAGGTGATAGTCTTGAATACCTATTAGATGACCTACTTAACTCCTTAACTAGTTTAAGTAAAGCTATGGCTAAAGCACAAGCAGGAGGAAAACCAGTAACATCATTAATGAAAGAAGCACCTAAGTTAAGAGGTATAGTAAGACAATTAAAAAGAAGGATTAACCCAAGCGGTAAATCTGAAATTAAATCAGAAAAAACATTTACTGAATAATGCCACACGGACTATTAAAAGAGTTTAAAAGTAATTTAGCAGGTATAGTAGCTGCAGCACTAGGTAGACTAGAGTCTTACGCTATAGTATACGCTACACGAAAGGTAAATGAAATAATAAATCAACTTAGAGATAAATGCCCACCTCCTCAAGTAGTAAATCAGCTATCTAAACAGGTAAATAATATTAGAAAAGTATTAAATAAGGTCGATAATAGAATAGATAAGTTTGCTCAAATACCTAGAAAATTAGACAAACCTATTAAGGCAGGTAAAGTAGCAGTTCAAATACTTTCCCACCTACCGGTACCGTCAGCTATAGGTACACCACCAGGTCCTGCTGGAGGGTTAATAATTGCAGTAAAAACAGGAAAGATACAAACTCTATCAAGCTTATTAGTTTGGACTAGAAAAATGGTTGAGGTCTTAGAAGACGATCAAAAAGCGATTAAACTATTAATAGAAGACAGTAATACTATTTTTGATCCAATAAAAGAAAGACTGAATACTATTGATAGACTTTTACAAAGATGCGCTGAAAACCCAGACCTTTCAGCCGAAGATAGAGATAAGATACTTGAAGGGTTGAATGTACCTAGAAGAAGTAATATTCAACCTACCTCATATACAGGTCAAAATGGAAGAGTTTACAATATAGAGGTAATACAAGATGTAGACTCACCAGCAATAGCTCCTAGAAGGATTGCTATAGCTAAAGACTTTAGAGGTATAGTAGTTTTAAGAGGTGAACCTTCTTTTGCTAGTGACCCTGAAGTATTAATTGACGAATTAAAATTAAGAATTGACAACCAACTTCCATAACTTAACTATTTATTAATATGAAAGCTAATGAACTTAGAAAACTAATAAGAGAAGAAGTAAAGAAAGCAGTTAAAGAAGAGTTACAAGATATGCTTAATGAAGCAGTAAAATTTGCTAGTACTCCTAATAAAACTGGTGTAGGTAATTCCTACAGACCAATAACTCAAAAAGATATCAAGAGAACATGGTCTACTGGTCCTCTTAACCCTGGTACCATTCCTTTAGAAGAAATGTTACAACAAACAGCTAAAACGATGAGCAATGAAGACTATCAAAACGTAGTTTCAGCTGATTCGTCTATGGTTAAGAAACCTAACTTTGCTAGCTCTATGGCTAATAATATGGGAATGACAGAAAGCTCAGGTCCCAAAGCCGGTATAGATATCAGTAAACTTGATTTTGTAAAAAATGCAAAAGCAGTTTTAGATGCATCTATGGAGAAAGACAAACAAAAATTTGGTAAATAATTATAATGGCGTTCGAAATTAAAAAAATTAATCCTTTAGATCTGAAACCTAGTAAGGGAGTAGGAGTAGCATTACCTTTTTCAGGTAGAGCAGTATTTAATACTACATACCAGACTAAAGATGCTGTAAAATCTAATTTGATTAATTACTTTTTAACCGGTAAAGGAGAACGCTATTTTAATCCTTCTTTTGGAGCTGGATTAAGAAATTTACTATTTAATAATATAAACGAATCAACTATAGATGAAATAAGAACTAATATTTTAGATGATTTAGATAAGTTTTTTCCAAGAGTAGAGGTTACAAGTTTAGAACTTATACCAGAACCTGATCAAAACTTGATCGTTTTTAGTATGAGATATGCAATAGCAGATTCAAATATATCTGATGAAGTCGTAATAAATTTTAACAAGTAATGGCACAAGAAAGAATAGTAAAGTATATAAATAAAAATTTTGATGATTTTAGATCACAACTTGTAGAATACGCTAAAAGTTATTTTCCTGATACATATAACGATTTCGATTCAACATCACCTGGTATGATGTTTATTGAAATGGCTTCTTATGTAGGAGATGTTTTATCATTTTACCAAGATACACAACTACAAGAAACGTTTTTAACATATGCAAAAGACCCTAAAAACTTATTTAACCTTGCATATATGATGGGCTATACTCCAAAAGTAACAGGAGTATCTGAAGTAGAATTAACTTTTACTCAAAATATAGGAGCAGATCCGGTTAGTAACCAGCCTAATTGGAATCAAGCTTTAGTAACTAGTGAAAATAGTATAGTTACCTCTACAGTATCAGGTAATAGTAAATTTTTTATAGAAAATAAAGTTGACTTCTCTTTTTCGAGTTCATTTGATCCTACTGATGTAGTAATTAGTGAAATAAGTAATGGTTTGCCAAGTGAATTTCTTTTGACTAA